TTATGGAACGAGTGTTCGTATCTGAGGGCTGGTACGCCTATATGCATGTCAAGTTTGACAGCATCCAGGCCAACACACACAGGGTTTCGAAACCGTTCCCATTTGTCACGCAATATCCTGGCACTATCATCGGCATTGAACCCTTTGATCACCGTGGCAGGCGTATGCGCACCAAACACTTTGTTGATGGCTTTGAACACATGGTGTTCTGCACGTTTGAGGTAACGAGCGAGGTGTAGGTTGTACCGAGGACTCCGCGGGCAAATGATGCGCGGAGCCTTCTGAACGTCCTGTTTCTCATACTTAATGAACGCGGAAAGAGCAGCGTCGCGTTCAGACAAAGCGTCCCTTGCCAATGGTTCAAGTGCAGCGAGATACGTGCGCCGTTTTAGACCGTGATACGAATCAACAACTTGTTGACGGGTTAACACGGGCAGGTGGCGCACATGGCTCAATACACTGTCTCGAAAGGCGTTGAGACTGTCTGTCTTGTAAGCACGAGATGAGACCTCAAAAGCAGGCCGGAAGACACCATTCTCTTTGCAAAGAAAGTATCGTTCCACGAAAGCCCGCTCTATATTGTCCACGTTGCTGTTGAAAACTCCCAGGTTGTGATCTGGGCCAAACCCCGTAGTCGCAACGAAACGACGGGTGTTTGCGGTCAGGCCGTTACGATGCGCGCACAACGTACCACCCTCGAGTGACTGGGCCCATTTAAGAAGGTCCGGATCGACTAGAGAATTAGTACCGCGCACCGCAACCGGCCGTCCTCAATAGGCCCCCTCGGAGTGCGCGCCGGCTGACGTCTCAGTCAGCCAACGCGCCCAACGAGGTAGCCGAGGGCGGCTGGTGGCAATCTCATCGAAAAGCAGCTCCGTAAAGACTGCATTGACGACGTACTGCTCATGGGCGACGATGTCTTGGGGCCGCACGCCACGCTCACGCGCCAACCGGTTGTACTCCCTGCGCACCAGCAAAATGTTGGCGTCAGTGGAGCGCATCTTACCGAGGCGCGTGCGTATGACGAGGGCCATAACGCCGGCGAACCGAGGCACGAACTGCACTGTACTATTCGCTTTCGCGTACGCACTGTGAAACTCGCTACGTTGTTCGTCTGTCATGTGGTTCATAGGAATCTCGAACTTGGCGGTACGGTCTTTGGCCGCTACCTTGAGCACGTTCTCCCACACCTCATCGCTCATCCCG